ATCTCAACCCCCTCCCCCCGCCCGCCGGGGCCCCGCCCGGGGCGGGGCGGGCCCGGTGGTGCTACAGGTGGCGCGTGTGGCCGCCCGGCGGCATCTGCGACAGCTCGGCGCTCGACGGGTGGAGCATGAACACCCACTCGCCCGCGCCCGCGTAGATCTTCTTCGTGGAGTACGGGCACCACAGGGTGTCGAACTCCCGCAGGACCACCGCGGCGCGACGCCAGCCGTTGCCGATGTCCACCCCCGCCCGCTGCACGTCCTCGAAGCCGTAGTGCCGTCCGGCCGCCGTCACGTGCCCGGCGTCGTCGATCTCGGCCAGGCCGCGCGAGATCAGGCGGCGCAGCGTGGCCTGCATGCGGCCCGTCTGCGACTTCAGGCGCACGCCGCCGGTGCGGCGCAGGGCGGCCAGCGTGTCGGCCTGGTACGGGGTCATGGTGGTCACTTCGCTGATCCCTTCAGGGTGAGGAACTCGAACGCCGCCCGCTTGGCGACGGTCCAACTGGCCGACGACTCGATCTCGCCGACGAGGGCCCCCTCCTCCGTTCGGATGATCCACAGGAAACGGATGGTGCCCGTGGCCGAGCTGATGAGCCGCTCGGCGGTGTAGCCCCGACCCTGGTGGCCGAAGTATTGGAGCTTCAGGTAGGGGCTGGTGCGCGGGTAGGGCCGGGCGCACCACGCGCGCCCGGCGTCGGTGGCGACGGCCTGCCGGTACGTCTGGCCGGGCGGCACGTCGTACGTGATGAGCCCGAGAGCGGCGAGCCGCTCGTAGGTTGCCCGGGTGGGCCGGGCCTTCCACGACAGTTGCGCCTCGGGGCGCTGGAGGGCCACCGGCCCCCCCACGAGGACGCACAGGGCGTACGCCTGCGTGGGGGTCAGCGTTGCGAACTCGGCCATTACGCGGCCAGTCCGAGGCGCTGGCGACCGGCGGCGGTGAGGGCGTAGACGTTCTCGTCGCGCAGGTTGCGGCCCATGTAGGTGACCAGCCCGCGGCGCTCCAGGGCCCCGACGGCCGCACCGTTGGCGGGCAGGCCCGACGCGACGGTGTGCAGCGCGATCGACTGCGCCTCGGTGAGGAACTCGGCGTCGGACTTGTCGGCCGTGTTCAGCCGGTCGGCCTCGGCCTCGGCCCGCGCCAGCGCGTCGGCGGTGCCGCACATCGTCTGCACGTTCTTGCCGGTCTTGGTGTCGTAGACGGCGTAGTAGCGGAAGCCGAGGTGGTTCACGCGGTAGCGCAGGGCGGCGGCCGCCTCGCGCTGCGCGATGATCTGCGCGAACGCGGCACGCTCGGCCTCGAACTGCGCGGTGCGCTCGGCCACCCACGCCTGCCCGGCCTCGGTGAGCCGGTAGGCGATGAAGTCGCCGACCTTGACGAGCAGGCCGTCGCGTACCAGCTTGGCCGCGGCGGGAGCCTGCACCCGGCCACCGAAGATCAGCGTGCCATTGTTCGCGGCCGCCTGCGTGGCCTCGGTGCGGAAGCTGTCCAGGATGTCGGCTCCGGCGCGAGTGACCTTGACCATCGTGTGCTCCTTCGCTCGTGGGGCGGACTGCCCGCCCATGTGGACAACGATACGCGAACGGCACACCACTTGTCAAGCGGTGTGCCGTTCGATTTCGTCAGAACGGGACGCACTCCCGGCGCAGGCACAGCGAGTTCCAGCACACGCCGCTCTCGTCCACCTTGGCCGGATCGTGGTCGCAGAAGTTGGCCGACTCCAGGTTCACGCCCCGCCAGCCCGGCGTGTAGTGCTCCACCATGCCGAGGTACTCGCCCCGCGGGGTGAACGCATCCTCGATGTGGCCCGAGCCGACGCGGCCCTCCCACGTGCGGGTCGCGTACAGGAACTCGCCGTCGTGGGTGTGGCGCAGGCTCACGTAGGAGCCGTCCGGGTGGTGGCCGGGCGCGAACCGGTCGTAGGTGCCCCGCTTCTCCATCTCGGCCGCCACGTGCAGGTCGGCCGCCTTGGCCGTGAGGAACTCCCGCCCGCAGGCGCAGTCGAACATGCCGTCGTAGGAGCGCGAGTCGGCCACGTAGTGGTCCACCGGCTCGGTGCCCACCGCGGCGGCGATCTCGGCCTCGGCGGCCGCGCGCCGGTCGGACACCACATCGACGACGCTGGCGAACTTCGCGATAGCGCCCTTCAGGGTGCGCGCCCGGCCGATCACCTTGGCGATCTCGGCGTCGTCGTAGCACTCCACGATGACGTCCCACCCGTTGGCGTAGTTGGCGGCGGCGTGGGCCTTCACCGCGGCCACCAGCTCGCTGCGCTTGGCCGAGACGGCCGGGGCCGTCGCGGGGGCGCTCGGGTCGAACTCGCGGCACTTGCGGCTGCGGTCATGCGCGCCGATGCCGAGGCCCGAGCCCCACAGTCGGGCACCGCAGTTGCTGCACTGCACGCGGTAAACGACGGGCTCGTAGCCCTTCTTCGCGACGAACGCGGCGATCTCCTCGGCAGTGGCGACGACTCGCTGGTAGCGGTGAACGTTCATGGCGGGGGTCCTCTCCGGTGGGCAGTCCTTGCCGAACACGTCAAACATAGCACTTGGCACGGCGCTTGACAAGACGCCGTGCCAAGTTCATCCGAAAGGATGAGCTGCTACCTGACGCCCTGCTCGGGCACCAACGCGGCCGCCGCCAGGGCGTCGCAGACCATCTCGGCCGCCCGCTGCGCGGGGTAGGACGGGCTCATGGCGTACCACCCGCCGCGCGGGCCGATCTGGCCCACCTGCCAGCTACCCCGGCCGTGAGTGCAGATCGCCCCGCCGCTGCCCGGCCCCGCGAGAGTGCCATTACGCCAGGCCGTTGCGCAGGGCGTGCAGGCGCTCTTGTGCAGCTCGCGCACGACGTACGCGCCAGCCTCATGAACGATCTTGAAGGCGGCCATCAGGCGAACGTCCAACCCGGGAAGTAGACCACGATGCCGCGGCCCATGCTGTCGGTGCGCGCCGCGCCCGCCAGCTCCATCACGCGCAGCGCCGCCTCCCACTCGCTGCCCGGGTAGTTCGCCGCGTACTCGTCGGACTCCGCACCCAGTCGGGTGAAGAACATGAACACCGACGTCATGTCGTCGAACGTGATGGCCGCGCAGGTCTTGCCGTACATGCCCTTGCCGGAGTAGCCGTCGCCGCGCGCCTCGCCGTCACCGTTGAGGCAGTTCTCGATGATGTCGAGCGGAAACGTGTTGTCCATGGTGTTCCTCTCTGCCGTCGCCCGGGAAGTCCGGGCGTACGGGGCGGCGCACCGGCCTAGCTGGCCGGTGCCCCACCCTCGTGCGCCGGGGCTGTTCTCAGTAGCGGCCGTCGCGCACCCATCGGATGGCGTGCGGCTCGATCTCCTCAGCCGTCGGCGCGTCGTGCCGCCAGAGCACGATGCCGCCGTACCAGCCCGACGCCGCCTCGCCGTGGTGCGGGTGGTGCTCGATGGATAGCCGCCAGCCCCTGGCCGCGTCGCCCCGGAGGGGGTAGACCAGGGCGCGCCGCCACTCCACCTGGCCGCGGGGGCGCACCTCGACGAATTCGACAGTGCCCGTGACGGGCCACACCTTCCGGACGAACTCGACGCCGGTGCGCACGCTCGGGGGCTTCACTTCCCCACCTCCTGGATCTTGCCGGAAACGATCATCTTGACGGCGCGGAACGGCACGCCGTGAATGTCTTGCAGGGCGGCAGCCCGCCGCTTCGCGTCATTCAGGGTGTCGTCGAGGAAGCCCCACCGGTTGGCGAAGCCCGGGGCGTCGCACACGACGCCATAGAACGTGTCCTTGCCGTAGTCGAACAAGTCGTCGAGCAGCTCGTCGAGGTTGTCGGCGCTCATCGGGCACCGCGCCGGGGGGTGTGGCCGCGCACGTAGCCGTTGACCTGCGCCGTCGGGAAGCCGCAGCCGCAGGCGCACTTGACGTTGCGCCGCGCGCCGCCGAAGGTGGGCACGTCGCCGACGGTCACCTGGTAGGCCTCGGGGCCGAGCTGCTCGACCTCGACGACGCACACTGTGATGGGGGTGCTCATCTCGCCAGGGAAGCCGGTGATGACGTCGCCGACCTCGGGCAGCACGCCGCCGCTGCTCTCGCGCTCGCCGTATGTCACCACGCGCACGTTGTGGGGCGTGAGCACCTGGTGGCGGTAGTAGACGTTGAATGCTCCTGGAGCCATCCGCACGGACGGCCTCCTCTCTTGCGGGGTGGCCCCCCGCCGGTCGGCGGGGGCGGTGTCGATCTACCTGCGCGAACGCGGGGCGTAGATGGTCATCCAGTCGTTAGGCTCCAGCAGGTCGCCGAGGCCGAGTTCGCGAGCGATGCTGCCGCACCGGGTGCAGTTGGCCGGTTCGTCGGTCGTCTCCTTCGCGCGCCTGTCCAGCGCACCGCACAGGGGGTAGGTGTCGTGCGTGCCCGCCTCGAAGCCGAGGTGCACGCCGCCGCGGCTCGTGTTGGCCGCCTTGACCGGCGTCAGGCCGGTGCCGCGGTTGGCCTCTGCGCGCAGGAGGAAGGCATCCGGGGCCGACAGCCTGCCAAGGGCGCTGCGCCGCTTGATGCGGTTACTCATGATCCAGTCCCTTCGGAAGGGCCCCCGCCGGTCGGCGAGGGCCGGGCGATCAGGCGAACAGGGGCTCCTGCGCGGGGGCGGGGGCGGGGGTGCGGTAGCTGGCCCACACCGCGTGGCGCGCCGCGCGGCGCTCCTCGGCGGTGGCCTCGCGCTGCACGGGGGCGGCGAACTGCTGCTGCATCTTGACGCGGCTGGCCTCCCACAGCTTGCGCTCGTCGGCGCTCATGAGAGACAGGCGGGCCGCGGTCAGCGCGCGGTCGCGCGAGATCGAGAAGCGGTGGTCGGCCGAGGAGTGCTCGACCTGCGCGGCGCGCACGAGCCGGGCCAGCTTGATGCGGTTACGCTCGGCCGGGCCGCGGGTCCCCTTGACCCACGCCTGCACCGTGCGGGCGGTGACGCCGACGGCGCGCGCGATGCCCGCGACGTCCATGGCCAGTGCCTCGGTAAGGTGCTGCATCTCGATCACTCCTCGTGGGGTGGGGCTTTCGGGTACTCGCTTAGCTTATGCGTTGGCACGTGGCTTGTCAAGCTGCGTGCGACTGTAGACTGTGATTCGTCTCACACTTTCGGAAACGTAGGGGGCCGTGGGAACATCCGGCACTTACTGCACGATCAGGCACGGCTATATGATCGCCGCATGTCAGACGCCACCCCCCTTGTGATCTTCATCGTTTACGCCCTGGCTACGGCGCGCCTGACGGCCATCGCCACCGGCCAGGACGAGATCACGGCCGACTGGGTGCTGAAGCTCGTCGAGAAGATCAACCCGGCTAAGCTCGAAAGCGGCTGGCGCTTCAAGCTTGCCTACGGGGTCGGCTGCATGTGGTGTGCGTCCGTCTGGCTGGCGCTGCTGCTGGCCGCCCCGGCCGCATACTGGTTTCCAACCGAGCCGTGGGCCATGCTGCCCGCCTGCGCGCTCGCGTTCAGTCAGATCACCGGCATGACCTCGGGATGGGGGCGCGACTGATGGCACGGACCGGCCGCGGTAGGACTACCGCCATCGGCGGCTGCACAGACACCGCGCGCCGCACCGGTGCACAGTGCCGCAACAACGCATTGCCCGGCAGTGACCGGTGCCGCAGTCACCCCCGCCCCCCGCGCTCGGCCCTGACGGCCGCGTCGATGCGGATGACGATGTCGGTGGGCTGGAAGAACTGGCGCTTCGGCGACATGAACTGGCAGATCGAAGCCTGGCGCATGTACGACATCATCGGCGAGCTGCGCAAATACGCCAACTGGATCGGCGCGGCCGTCAGCAAGTGCCGACTCTACGTCGCCAAGATCGATGAGAACGGCGAGCCCGGCGAGGAGGTCACCGACCCGCAGATCGCCTCACTGTCGGCCGGGCCGCTCGGCAAGGGGCCCGCCAAGGACGAAGCGCTGCGCCTGCTCGGCACCAACCTGGCCGTGGTCGGCGAGGCCTACATCGTGGCCGAGGCCGAGGGTGGCCCCGGCGGCGACGATCTCTGGTACGTCGTGTCGGGCTCGGAGTTGCAGCAGGTCGGCAACACGGTGGTCATCACGCGCCCGGCCATGGTCGGACTCGGCGGGGAGTTCACGTTCCGAGAGGGCGTGGACCTGCTCATCCGCTGTTGGACGCCGCACCCGCGCCGCACGATGTGGGCCGACTCCTCGGTGCGCGCGGCCATCCCCGTCCTGCGCAAGATCGAAACGACGATGAAGCGCAGCTTCGCCGAGCTGGATTCCCGGCTGACCGGCGCAGGCCTGCTCGTTCTGCCGCAGAACGTCGACTTCCCGCGCGGCGACGGCGTGCCCGAGGGCATCGACGGCTTCGCGCAGGTGCTCACCACCACCGCCATGACCTCGATCGAGGACCGCGCGTCGGCCCCGGCCATGGTGCCCATGGTCATCACGGTGCCGCCCGACGCCGTCGAGAAGATCAGGTTCATCACGTTCTGGTCAGAGCTGTCGGACAAGATCCAGGAGATGGAAGATGCCAGCATCAAGCGGCTGGCCGCCGAGCTGGACATCCCCCTGGAAGTCATCACCGGCATGGGCGACACCTCCCACTGGAATGCGTGGGCCATCGCCGAAGAGACGGTGCGCATCTTCATCGAGCCCGTGCTCCAGCGCATCGCCGAAGCGCTCGACCACGGCTACCTCGACGCGGCCCTGGAGTTCATGGGCCTGGACCCCGCCGAGTACACGTACGCCTTCGACATCACGCCGCTCACCGTCAAGCCCAACCGCGGCCCCGAGTCTTTGGCCCTCAACGCCGCAGGCCTGCTGTCGGACGCCGAGACGCTGAAGGCCCACGGCTACCCCGACCCCGAGGAAGTCCACCAGGACCCCGAGGAGCGCATCCGGCACCTACTGGAGCAGGCGATCCCCACCAAGCCCGAACTCCTGGCCGACCCGACCATCCTGCGCATCCTCGGGCTCGACCCGGCCAAGTACCAGGTGCAGCCCCCGGCACCGGCCGTGCAGCAGCCCCCGCAGGCCGCAGGCGAGCTGCCCGCCGGTCCCGACGACGTGGCCGACCAGACCAACGAGCAGATCGCCCGCGACGTGCCGTCCACCGGCCAGGGCGACGGCATCACCGCGGCGCTGCCCAACGTCGGCCCGGCCCTGCTGTTCCCGCTGGCGAACCTGGCCATGATCCGGGCGTTGGGCGTGGCCGGGAGCAGGCTCGTATCCCACCGCGACCGCGACCGCTACCCGGGCACCGACAAGCACGAACTCCACGTGCGCTACGGCCCCATCACCCGCGAGCGCGCCGAAGCGGTCCTGCGCGGCGTGTGGGATGAGCTGGCGGCCGCCGTCGAGGGTGACCACTGGGACGCCGACCGGCTGCGCGGCGGCCTGCACGAGATGTCCGTCGACCTGCTCACCCGAGGGTGGGCCTATCGCCAGCAGGAGCTGCGCGACATGCTCGCGGCGCAGTGGCCGCGGATGCTGCGCGTGCCGCAGGCGGTGGCCTGATGGCCAACCCGCCCACGCTGCCGCCCGACCCCTGGCAGGGCACCGGCCCCGACCCCTGGATGCCGCAGCGCATCAAGGCGCAGACCGAGGTGCGCGCGGGTGAGAAGACGATCTACGACGACTACTACGCGCGCCTGTCGGCCTGGCTGGCCGTGGCGGGCCGCGCCACGCTGGCCGGAGTGATCCCGAGCCCCGACGCCATCCTCGCGCTCGCCCCCCGGTGGGTGCAGTCGATGACGCGCTTCGCCAACACCACCATCGCCGAGATGGTGGGCCGCGCCTACCTGAAGGTGTTCGGCCCCGGCTACCGCTACGACAACCGACCCTTCGTCGTCGACTACCTCACGCGCGTGCGTAACCGGCTCGTCGAGGTGCCCGAGCAGGCCTATGCGCTCGTCACGGGACAGATCGCCGAGGGGGCCATGGCCGGGGAGTCCATCGCCCGCATCGCCGAGCGGGTGCAACGCACCTTCGACGTGACCGCGACCCCGTACTGGAGTAGCCGCCCCACTGTCGTCGCCCGCACCGAAACCATCGGCGCGCTCAACGCCGGACGTCAGGGTGCCTTCACCGAAGTGGCCTATGACCTCGGCGAGCCGTTCGAGAAACAGTGGCTTGCCACCATGGCCGGGGAGGCCGCGCGCCGCACCCGGCCCACCCACCGCGAAGCCGACGGCCAGCGGGTGCCGCTGTCGCAGCCGTTCATCGTCGGCGGCTTCCCCGGCATGTTCCCTGGCGCGCCGGAGCTGCCCGCCGAGGAGGCCATCCAGTGCCGGTGCACGATGCTCATCGTGCGCCCCGGGGAGAATGTTGACCTGTCCGACCGGCAGATGGTGTCCTGATCGCAACCGAGAGGAGCGCTCCGCTCATGGGTACACGCTGGCGAGGAATGCTCGCCCCGATCAACCAGCCGACCGGCGACGGACGCCGCATCGCCGTCGGCGGCTTCACCCACCGGCCGCTGCCCCTGCCGCTGAAGTGGCAGCGGGTGGACGCCGACGGCCACGACGACTCCGTGGTGGTCGGCTCGCTGGAGCGCATCGAGATCGACGAGCCCGCCGGGGCCGTGTGGGGGGAGGGCGAGCTGTTCGACGACGCCAGCCCGACCACCACGCCCCGCCTGGCCGAGGACGTCGCCGAGGCCAAGATGCTCTTGGACAAAAAGGTGATCGGCCCCTCTGTCGATCCCGGCTCGGCGCAGGCCGTCACCGTCATCAAGGGCGATGACGAGCCGCTCAGCGAGCAGGCCATGGAGCGCTATTGGATGCAGCACGGCAAGCTCCCCGAAACCGAGCTGCTGTTCACCGGCTACGAGATCGCCGCGGCGACCCTCGTGCCGGTGCCCGCCTTCGCGCAGTGCCGCCCGTTCGAGCTGCTCGGCGACAGCACCACCGCAGCCGTCGGCCGCGAGGCCCTGCTCGCCTCCTGCCCGGCGCTGCCCCCGCTCGACCCGGCGCTGTTCCGGGACCCCGAGCTGAAGACCTACACCCCGCTGACGCGGCGCGACCTCGGCAACGGGTGGACGCACGTGTTCGGCCACGTGGCCTCGCACGACGTCTGCCACGTCGGCATCCGCGACGTGTGCACCACCGCGCCGTACTCCGACAACGACTACCAGCCGTTCCACCGCTACTCCACCACCCGCGACGGCCACCCGCTGCCCGTCATGGCCGGTCGGCTCACCGGCGGCTTCGGCCAGTTCGAGAACCACTGCGCCTGCCACCGCGGCAACGACGACCACGCCTGCGGCAACGTCAGCTTCGGCGCGGCCATCGCCCACCACGACCGCATGGAGACGCTCGCCTACGTCTGCACCGGCGAGGACGAGGCCAACGACGCCGTCTGGTTCAGCGGCGTGGAGGCCCCCGAGATCACGCCCGAGGGCCGGGCCCTGCTCGCCCGGCGCAAGGTGTCCGGCGACTGGCGCGAGTACGGCGACGCCATGGAGCTGACCGAGGTACTCGTGCTCGCCCGGCGCGAGCCCGGATTCCCGCTGCCGCGCGTGTCCATGTTCAACGGCCGCCAGCGCTCGCTGACCGCGGCGGGCGTCATCCGGCCCGACGAGCAGGCGCGCCTCTCCGGCACCGGCATCTTGCCGCTGCCCGGCCAGGGCGGCCCCATCGACTACGACCGGCTCGGCGCGGCCGTGGCGCAGCACCTCATGGCGGCCGCCGCCCCGGCGATCACCGCCGCGGTGCGCGCCGACTGGAAGGGTGTGCCCGTGGCCGACGGCAACCCCGAGTGGGACAAGGGCGCGGCCATCCGGCGGCTGTCGGCATGGGCCGACGGCGACATCGAGGGTAAGTACGCGCGCGCGTTCGTGTGGCGCGACCCCGAGGCCGACCCCGAGTTGCAGGGGGCGTACAAACTGCCGATCGCCGACGTGATCGACGGCAAGCTCGCCATCATCCCCAACGCCGTGCGCAACGCCCTGGCGCGCCTGTCGCAGACCGAAGGCCTGTCCGCCGACGAGGAGGAGGCTCGGCAGGTGTTGGAGGGCCTGCTCGACCGCGTGAACGCCGACGGCGAGTCCGTCACCGCGGCTTCGCCAGAGGGCGGCCACAGCGGGGCCATGGTGGCGCTGCGCATGAGCGACGCCGACGCCGACCGGCTGGCCGTCACCGGCGGCCTGCCGCCGGAGGAGCTGCACCTCACCCTCGCCTACCTCGGCGAGGCGTCCGACATCAGCCCCGAGGCGCGCGAGCGCATGACGGCCTCCTTCACCGAGCTGGCCCGCAGCGTCGGCGGCCCGCTGTCGGCCAACGGCTTCGCGGTGAGCGCCTTCAACCCGGGCATCAACGAGCGGCCCACGGCGATCGTGATGGGCGTCTCGGGCGAGGCCCTGGCCGACCTCCAGGCGCGCACGCGCGAGGCCCTGGAGATGTGCGAGGGCTACGAGATGCCCGAGCAGCACTCGCCCTGGCACGCCCACACCACACTGGCCTACGACGACGACCTGTCCAAGATCGCCGCGTACGCTGACCGCGTGGGGCCGCTCACGTTCGACCGGCTGCGCCTGGCGTTCGCCGGGGACGTGATCGACATCCCACTGGAGGAGATCATCGCCGTGGACACGGCCGAGCAGGACGAGCGCGACCCGCACCAGATGTACGCGGCGCGCACGGCTGCCGTGGCCAAGCTGCGCGCCGCTCGCGCCGTGGCCTTGGCCGAGCAGATTGCCGACGCGGCAGCGTTGGCCGACGAGTAGAGAGGACAGCCCCATGGCCTGCGGATGCAACAAGGCTGGCGGAAAGTGGAAGGTGAGCTACCCGGGCGGGAAGTTCGCCATCAAGAACAGCGAGGCCTCGGCCAAGCTGGCGGCCGCCCGCGTGGCTGGCGCGACGTACGCGAAGATGAGCTGATGGACACCCCCGACGCACTCATGTGCGCCGACGGCTGTGCAGGATGCAGCGCCGAGTGCGCCTCCTGCATGGCCGGGGGGTGCTCCAGCTCATGCGGTGGCTGTGCCGAGGTCATGGCCCGCAGGGGGCGCGTAGCCTCGGCCCTGCTCACCATCGGCCGCTCGTCGGCGGCGCTGGCCAAGTCGGCGGCCGAGAGCGACGACGAGCAGGGCCGGGCCCTGACGCGCCTGCTCAACGAGGTGACCCTCGCTGCCGCCGAGGCCGCCGAGGATGAGCAGGCCCCCGACCTGGCCACCGAGTTCATCTCCCGCCTGCCCGAGCAGCTCCAGGAGTATTGGACCACCGGCGAGGGCGGCGCGAAGATCAGGTGGTGCACCGAGGGCTCGTTCGATCGAGCCCGGCGCGCGCTGCGCAAGTACGTGAAGAACCCGGCGGTGCTCGACGGGCTCGTGGCCAACCTCTACCGCCGGGCCTGCGGGCACTGGCCGGGCGAGCGGAAGGGGTAAGGGTGAACCGTCGCGAGCTGCTGCGGGAGCTGTCGCGGGTGCAGGCCACGTGGATCAACCAGCACGTGCCCGCCAGCGGCGACGCGGACATCACTCCGGAGGAGGAGAGCGACTATCTCGGGCGCATCTCAGCCGTGTTCGAGCGCGCCCGCCAGGACATGGCCCGCAGCAGGAGGCAGCGTTCGGTCGCTGCGGCCAACGCTGCGATAGCTGCCATTCTGGCCGCCCACGGCTCCGAGATAGACGACGAACTGGCCTTCAATCCCAACCAGCCGCGCGACCGGCGCGGGCGGTGGACGAAGGGCGGCGACGGCGCACCCGCGGTGCCGCAAGCGCCCACTGCGGCACCGTCGCGCTCGGCCGACGCTGAGACGCGCCTGCGCGCGGCCATCGAGTCGGGGGAGGCCTCGCGCCGCCCGCTGTCCGGCGGGGCCATGGCCTCGGTGGACCTGGTGACCTACAACGACGGCACGAAGGCCGTGCGCAAGTGGGCCAACCGGGTGCCGAGCGGCCGCAGCCCGAAGGATCAGCAGGACGCCGAGGAGTTGGGCGCGATGATCGCCCGCGCCATCGGCGTGAAGACTCCGGCCATCGTGCGCGTCAGCGACGCGCAGATCGTGATGGAGTACGAGGATGAGGCGTCGCCGGGCACTTCGCTTCCGTCGTGGCGGGCCGACGCGCTCTACAAAACGCCCGACGGCGTGAAAATGGGCCTGCTCGACGTGCTGATCAGCAACCCCGACCGGCACCACGGGAACTACCTGGTGGACGACGACGAGAAGCAGATCACCGCGATTGACCACGGCTTCGCCTGGGAAGATCTTGAAGACTACTACCCGAGCCCGTTCGTCAGCGGCAATTTCGGGCGCACCAACCCGCTGAGTCCGGCCGACGTCGAGGAGCTGCGCCCCAAGCTGGCCGCCCTGCGGCCCGAGTTCGAGCGCATGGGGCACCTGGACTGGTACAACCAGATGGACGAGTTGTTCACGTGGGTGGCGCAGCGCGCCACCGGCACGGAAAGGGTGCTCGGATGAGGGCCGTTCTCACGCAGGTGCGCGACGGCAAGATCGTGGACACGGTCACGGTTGACGACGACGGCGGCGAGCCCGAGTTCGACACCGGGGCAGCCGAGACGATCGTGCAGGACATCCGGGCCATCATGGGCGACGAGTGGCTGGAAGCGCTGGCCGACTGGTCGAATGGCTACCTGGAGCTGCACGAGGTCGGTGCGGCCACCACGGCCGCCGAGGCCGAGATGGCCGGATACGACCCCAACCAGCCACGCGACCGGAAGGGGCGGTGGACCGACGGCCGGGGTGTGCCGTCGGCCTCGAAGCCCGACGCGCCGTCGAAGCCCTCCACCCCCGCGGCCCCGAAGCGCGGCGGCGGGGACGGCAAGCCTGCGCCCAAGCCCGAGCCGAAGCGGGAAGCGCCCAAGCCGCGCACGCCCGAGCAGACGTTGGCGGCCGCGCCGAAGGACGTGGAAGGCACCGGCGCTCGCAAGATCGACAAGGCGGGCACGGCAGCCCTGGAGCGCTACCGCGGCAAGGACTTCTCCACGATCAACAAGAGCTTGCGCGGCACCGGCGACGAGAAGAAGCCAGCGTGGGTGGACGGCGTCGTCTCCAAGATCGACGCAGTTCACGCGCAGTCCAAGTTGACCGACGACGTCGTGGTGCACCGCGGCATCGGCGACGTCGAGGCCGTGTTCGGCCCGGCCGCAGCGAAGAAGCTCACCGGGGCCGAGTGGAAGGATGAGGCGTTCCAGTCGACCACCGCCGACGCCGACATCGCCGAACGCTTCATGATCGGCGAAAAGGGGCGGCGCGGCGCGGCTGTGATGAAGATCAGGGTGCCCAAGGGCACCGGGGCTATCCAGATGTCCGACGCCCGCTACGAAGCCGAAATGCTGCTGGAGCGGGGCCTGCGCATGCGCGTCGTGTCCGACACCGGCCCCTGGCGCAGGGGCCAGAAGAATCCGCGCGTGATCGAGGTCGAGGTGGTACCGGCATGACGACGGCAAAGGACCGCATCAGGCTCGACGACCCGATGGAGCTGCTCGTGCAGCCCACCGGGGACGACGAGGAGGCCGTCACCGCGGCCCGCGCATCCTTCCGGTTCGACCCCAACCAGCCGCGCGACAACGACGGCCGGTGGACCGACGGCGCGCCGGGCGGCGGGGTGGCCGTGGCCGAGGGGGGCCGAGGCAGCGGCTTGTCGGACTGGCGAGCGCAGGAGGCCAGCGCCGACCTGCCGCTGGACACCCCCGAAGTGTTCCGGCTCGGCACCGCAATTGCCAAGATCATGAACCGGGACGGCACCACGGTCAACGACCCCGTGGCGTTCTTCCGGGCCGCCACCGAGGCGCTGGCCGACAGCGACGTCACCGCGCGCCAGTACATCGCCACCCTCGACCGGCAGTACGGCACCGAGATGTCCGGGCGCATCGAAGCGGCCCTGGAGGCGCTGGAGGGCCCGGCGGCCAGTCCGCAGGCCGACGCCCCGGCCAAGCCGGGCGGCCCCAAGGCTCCCGACTTCACGGCCCCGTACGCGCAGCGCGTGGCCGCCATGGAGGAGGCCAATGCCAGCGGCCCCCGGGCGGTGACGAACCTGTCCGGCGGAAGCCTGGCCGACGTCCGGCGCTTCGACTGGGAAGATCGTTCGCGAACCGTCGTGAAGAGGGCCCTTGGGCCCGCAGGCGGCATCGACGCCCTGGCGCAGACCGACGCCGAGGAGCTGGTGGCGCGAGTGGCCGATGTGCTCGGCGTGCGCGCCCCGGCGGTGCGTCGACTGGGCCCCGACGAGGTGGAGATGGAGTTTGCGCCGGGCAAGACCGGCATGGAGGAGTATGGGGCCATCGCCCCGAAGTCGATCACCACCGCGCCGGAGAACGCCAACATCGGCCTACTCGACTACCTGACGAACAACGCCGACCGTCACACCGGAAACTGGACAGTGGACGACGACGGCACGGTGTACGCCATCGACCACGGCCTGGCCTTCCAGGACGACATCGGAATCCTGGCCTACGGGCCCTTCGCGCTGGCCCACGGATTCTCGTTCGGCACCCCCAAGAACGTGACGGCCGCCGACCTCGACCGCATCCGGGGCGACCTGGAGGGCCTGCGCAGCGACTTCCAGGCGCTCGGGCGCGGCCAGTGGTTCGACGGCATGATGGGGCGGCTCGACGACGTGGCCGCCCGACTGGAGGCAGCACAGTGACCACCATCGCCGTCATCTCCCCTTCGGGTGCCGAGTTGGACAGGATCGTGGCCGACGGCGACGAGTACGTCTACGACACCGGCGCGGCATCGGGCCTCATGGAGGTACTGCTCGGCACCGGCATGAGCGTCGGCCAGGCGCTCGACGCGCTGGCCAGTTGGTCGAATGGGTACCTGGTGACCCGCGCCATCCCCGACGGCGCGCCGCCGCTGCCGCCCATCCCCGGCCTGGCCGCGGCGATCGGCACCAGGGCAGGCGCGGTGACGGCGGCCATGCGCTTCGACCCCGGCCAGCGGCGCGGCGACGACGGCCGGTGGACCGACGGCGGCGGCTCCGGCCCCGACGAGGACGACGAGGAGGGCCCCGAGCCCGAGGACGAGCACCGCAACGTCGAGCGCTTCCCCTCGCGGTACCTGCGCGAATACGGGCACGTCACCGAGGAGATCGACATCGGCGAGGCCGACCTCTTCGTGGCCAAGACCGACAAGGGCCGCTTCCACGTGGCCCGCGGGGAGTCCGACCGTGAGGTGCTGATCGACCTCGACAACGACAAGGCGGGCAGCCTGGCCGACTTCGTGCTGCTGTTCAGCGAGAACGAGCCCGGTTTCGACGTCACCGACCCCATCTCCGGCGCGAACGTGCGCAGTGCGGGCAACGGCGGCGTGCGGGTAGACTGGCCGCAAGGATCGTCCACGGAGCTGACCGAGGACGGCGCGCTGGCCCTCCAGGAGGCGCTGCGCGCCCTCGGCCCCGGCTTCGAGGACGACGACTGATCTATCGAGGGCGCGCCTGCTCCCACCGGCGGGCCGCAGCCCACACATAGAAAGAGACGCCCCGCCGGTCTGCTCCCGGCGGGGCGTCTCGCATTGGGCGTCAGCCGTTGTAGATGCCGAGGCACCAGTGGTTGACGGGCTCGAAGTACAGGCCCGGCTGCCACTCCGACATGACGGGACCGGCCAGGATGGCCCACTCGTAGGGCGCGCCGCCCTCGGCGGCGATCGTCCACCCGGTGGAGTGGAACCCGGGCTCGTACACCGTGAACGTGCCGGGCTCGGCCCCGAAGTGCTCGGTGAGCTTGGCGGCGGCGGCCTCGGCGCGCTTGCGGGTGACCTTCATGTGTGCCTCCTGATGCAGGATGGGTGCGCCCCGGCTGGAGCACACCCATCCTTGCACGCCGTCACGTGATGTGTCAAGCGGTGTGCCAGTAAACCATGCCGACGGCCGACGCGACGGGCGTCACCAGCATGAACGCCAGGATCAGCGCCGTCAGGCCGCAGCCTTTCTTCGGCGGCTTGACGCTGCCGCCGCTGTTGCGGAACCCGCGGTAGCTGTCGCGGTGGCTCATGCCACCGGACTGCCCTTCGCGGCGGGGCTTGGGAACTGCCATCTTCATCCCTTCGTCAGGCGAACAGTGCGGCCAGTTCGGCGTCGATGTCGAGGTGCTGGTGCTCCGTGCCGCCGGGCACGACGCGCTGCGTGTGGGCGAGGAAGTTAAGCACCTGCGCCGACGGGAGCCACATGTCGAACGACTCGCGCTCGCGGGCGTGGGCGTTCCACAGTCGCAGCAGGGCGCGCTCCCCGTTCACGCACATCTGGAAGTCACCGAGCCCGATCATGCGTCCCCGGCTGGCGAACGCCGACGACATCGTCTCGCGCGACACCTCCCACGGCTGCACGCTCGGCGCACCCTCCACCATCACATCCATGCGCACCGTGTAGGGGTCCGACGGCCAGTAGCTGAAGATCACCAAGACCTCCATCTGCTCGCCCGGACACTGGATGTGGTTGAAGCTCGTGCCGCCGACGGCGAGCCGAATCGGCTGCGGGGTGGTGCGCTCGATCATGGGACCTGATGCCTCTTCTCCTGCGTGAACTGCCGAAACTGGATGCGGTGGTGGTGCCGAGCCATGCGAGCAGAAGCCCTGCCCCAAGGCCCGAGGCGACGTGCTCGCCAGCGGCGTACCGCAGATCACCGATGGCGAGTTTGACGAGGACGCACGCCAGGACCATGCCGCCGAGCGTCAGGGCCGCGGCGGCCACGAGGGCTGGAGTGCGGCGGCGCATACGCGCACACCTCCTGCGCGTACGGGGGGCGTATGCGCGCAGTGTAGCGCTGTATCAGGCGACCCCCGGTAGGTCGAACGACCACCCCGAGGGGGCCGGATAGGCGCTGCGCACGCGCCGCAGCCTGATGCCGTTGCTCTCCAGGTACTGGCAGACGCCATCCTCGGCTTCCGCGCGGACGAAGCCCACCGCATCGGCCGTCGAATCGACGTTCGCCAGCTCGCGCAGCAGCGCCAGCGACTCGGCCGACACCTCCAGCGTGAAGTCCACGCGGATTTTCACCACTCCTCCTTTCCGGACGGGGCGCACCGTGCGCCCGC